GTAAGGTATCTTGACGGTAGTTCCGTTCAAGAGTATTGAGATATATCCTGCTGGCACTAATGGCAAACTAGATGTAGCAAAAGTAGCTGACGCTGCCGTGGTAGCTGAAATATTTGCATTAGCTAAAGTTAAATTACCTACAGAAGTTGTCGTTGCACCTAGTGTTAATGTTGTGTTTCCTAAAGTTAACGTGCTATTTGCTAACGCTGCTTGAGGAATTGTGGTTGATGCAGATACGTTACCTGTGTTGGCATTACCATATAAATAACCAGTTAAGGCTTGTGTTCGTATTGCTGTGACTACATTTGTATACGTTAAAGTAGCAGAACCACTAATAATTGTGACGTTTGCAATAGTAATGTTGCCAAGGTTGGCAGTTGTGCCACCTAAAGAAATAGTTGTATTACCAATAATAACGTTGCTATTTGCTAAACCATTATTAGGAATAGTAACTGAGGCTGTAACTGGACTTGTATTGTTGGCATACATATAGCCTGTTAAGCTAGTAACAGTTAATGTAGTAATGTTGGTTGTGTCTCCCCCATCTACTTTTTGCCAAACAGAACCGTTAAATACTGCCCAATCACCAACACCCCAAAGAGTAACTCCGTTTAAGTTGGTTGACCCTGCTACGGATACAACGTAATAGTCTCCTTTAGTTCCAACGCTTGATACTAACGTCGGAGTATTGCTTGAAGCATCCCACGTTCCTTTATAGTTTAAAGAACCGAGAGCATTGGAAATAGATGAAACTGTCTTTAACATTTAACTTCCATCCCCAGGAGTGATGTAGATAGTTGTACTTGATGTAGCATTAGCAGAGAAATACGCATTAGGAACAAATGTCAGTATTTCATCTGTGCCTGGCAACAGAGGTAAACAATTAGCTACAGTTCCCGTTGGTGTATTTGCACCTGTAGCAGCGATGGTTGCATTAGCTCCAAAACCTAAAAAAGCTGTAACTGTTCCTGTATTCAGGATACGATATTGGTTACCACCCAACGTTGTAGACACAGCCTGTGTAGCAGCAGGAGCTGGAGTAGTGGCGGTAATCACAATCGTGTTACCAGTTACAGTAAAGGGAGCATTGACACTCATTGCACGGTTTCCTCTTGTTTAGGTACTTGTGGATCAGCCTGTTCTTTAATCTTTCGCAGTAGAACCCAAGCACCTGATTTAGTCGGTAATTCACCTAAAACTTGTAAAGCAAAATTTACTTCTTCTATTGTCAATTCTAATTTAATCACGGTTATCCCCTTCGGTTGTTAAAAAATTGTTACGCTATCCACGGTAATGGAGGTGTTACTACAGGAGGGTTAACTAAGTTAGTTAACTGATTTCCTACAGCCGCTTCTGTTGCATCTTTATCTACACCATTAGCCCAACACCATCCTAAGACTTGTTCTTGCGTTAAGTCTGCGTAAGGTGTGAATGTACCTTCAGGTGGTTGAAATGAACAAGTAGAGTAGACAGAGGCGTTATATGTGCCATCTGTACCACTACAAGTCCAATGTGCTGTGATTACAGTATCAGGATTAGTCTCTGTTGTAGAGCAATCCATTGCTGTGATAATCCATGTGTAAACATTTACCATTATTTATTTTCCTTTTTAAATTCTAGTATGTTTGTTATGTTTACCAATTTGCTAAAGTTAAATACTTTTGACTATCCGCACCACAGTCAATAATAAATTCATCTTTTTGGTCTGCACTATAGTTACGACATTTAACACGCTTTAATTCTATAAGGTCGTTGTTATCGTTAAACACTTCCTCTAACCATGTTGCTTCCAAAGTGTTTGATTTAATGTCGTGACATATTGCGGCTAAATATATCATGTTGTGGCTCCTTTAATAATAGAAAAGTTAATTATTGGTGTATCTGATGCTACTCCACCAGTTGTTTGATAAAGCACATAAAAACCAGCGGCTTGCACAATTGCTGAAACTATGTAATTGTTGGATGCGCCAGTTATTTGTGTATTAAGAATGATATTGTCTTTTGCGGTAACAAGTGAATTATTAACAAAAAAACTATTTATTGTTGGGCTACCAACTGCGGTAAACATTGTAATTGCACCTGTCGGTTTATTTATTGTAACTGCGGTTGTTCGGCTTGTTCCTTGTGTAACAGTACCACCTGAACCTGTTCCGTAACCAAGATTAGCAACAGAAGTAACCATTACATTACCACTAGAGTCAATACGCATCCGTTCTGTATTGTTTGTAGAAAAACCTAAATCAGCATTGTCTTGCTGTTGAATAAATGCCGCACCTGAAGCAGATGCTTGGTTAATGTTTAAACCTAAACCAGTTGAATGAATTGCCCTAATTTGACCATTACCTGTTGCATCAGAAACAACTAATCTTGTAGAACCAGTTTGGCTAGTAGTGTTTACGAGTAATCCGCCAGCAGATGTAATACGCATTTTTTCTGTTGGCGCAGCATTTAATGTACTTGATGTTAAAAAAGCTAATTCACCTGTTGGATATTGCCCATTTGTTCTTGCACCAAAGATAGCAGAAATAACGGCTGATGAATATTGGCTTGTAGATGCTCCAGTAATTGCAGCAAAATTTAATTGTGCAGTATTGCTAGTTGTAGTAGCACCATTAGAAATAGTAATAGATGCTGTACTTCCACCAATAGTTGTACTTGTATCTGATTTTTGTACTAATAAAGGTCTTGCACCACCAACTTGGTCAAATACATTATTTACTGTAGTACCTATACCTACATTACCGCTAGAGTCAATACGCATCCGTTCTGCGCCTGTAGTATTCCAATAAAAGTTACCACCACCAGCACCAAAATATGAGTTATAGGTTACAGAATCGGTAAACTGAATCGTTGCATCTGCGCCTGAACCATTTGACCTTAACTGAAAAATTTGATTTGCAAAAGGAGTTGTGCTGGTAGCTGCTGAATCTAAAATATCTAATTTTTTGCCAGGTGAACTTGTACCTATACCTACATTACCACCAGTAAGAATTGTTAATTTTGCAGTTCCAGCCGTTACTAATTGTAGAGCAGTTGTTCCTGTTGTAGTCCCAAAAACAGCAGCGTAAGGTAAAGTTCCAATACCTCCACCAGTTGAATTATCAACACCAATATACGCATCACCAGTTGTGTTACTAATATAAACACGATTCCAATTAGTGGTTGTTCCGCCAAGTGTTATACCATTTGTAGCGGTGGCTGCTGAACCTGTAAATGTGCCTCCACCAACAACATCTAATTTTGTGGCTGGACTACTAGTGCCTATACCAAAATTAGTTCCATTCCATGTTAAGTTTGAATTGGTCGTTCCAATACTACTAGCGTTGGTATAAACAACCGCATTAGCCGTTGTATAAGTTATATTAGAAGTAATATTTGCAGTACCACTAGATATGGTTACATTAGTTAATGTTAGATTACCAATAGTAGTAGTGGTATTCCCTAGGTAAATAGATGTATTACCCAACGTAATGGGTGTGTTAAAGTTAGCATCTAAATTCGATAAGGGTATAGATGTTGTTGCCGTGCCAAAGGTGTATGGGACAGTCATATTAGAACCTCACTCTCAATTCATGTTCAAATTCAAATCCGTTATAAACAAAGCCTGCGCTATTTGATGTTACTGTGCAACCTAAATACTTGCCATATTGGGAAGCATCTGATTTAAATAATTGATAACCTACGGTATCCCAACCAATTGTTACATTGCTATTATTTTTCCACAAAATAACTGTAAAATTATTGTTAGTCCAATCAATTAAACTAGTTAATACGTTAATTGGATTTTGACTCACTTCACTATCTATGGTAGCAGTTAAATCAATCGTATTGTTGCTATTTGTTGCTTCTATGGCTAATTTTAATGCTTGTTTTGTGCGTATGGGATCACCCATTGGCATCAAAGCAGTCTGTATTCTGCTAGTAATTGTATTTGCACCATCATTATACAATTTGACAAGACTATTGCCTTGTGTACCATAAATGGTTATCTTGCCACCAACAGTCACCGAGGCAATATAACTTAAAGTATCACCTTGGCTAGTTAAAAACCATTTCTTCTCAAAGAATACTGCTTGAATATACCGAGTACTGTTAGTAAATATTGCATCATAGTATCTAAAGTTAAAACACGCACATAGAATGTTATTCACCAAAACTTGACCAGCGTAGACAGGATTTGTAAAGTCAATATTTGGAAACAAACCATCTAAGCTATCAGACAACTTACTGGTGGTTGATCCAACTAAAGCGTACATTCCGTAATCGTTCATAAATAGCACAGAACGAAAATATGGAAAGATGGTATGTTGCCGTTTAGAGCCTACCGAGGCAGAAACGTTGGTATTGGTAAATAAAGTTGTACCATCTGACTGTACTCGTACATCAGAAAATACGTTAATTGAGTCATCACCAAAGATGTATAAGAAGTTATTAGCAGATAGTAATTGTGTAATATTACCGTGTAGAGTTGAATCGGTTAATGTTAAAAAACCAGCCGATACACTTGTAAAATCTGAATAAGAACCTGCTGCGCTATAATAAATAGTTCTACCTTGAGCAATCCATAATCTCCCACTAAAGGTAGCTATCGCAGTATTGGTTGTGTTGTTAATTGTGGCAGTAATGGTCGCTGCGTTGGTAAATCCACCACCACTTAGGGAAACTACTAGGTTAGCAGCGTTAGTATAGCCACTACCGAAGTTGGTCATTACCACTTGCGTAACAATATTTCCTAAAACAATGGCTGTACCAGCAGCGTTTGTTCCTCCACCGCCCGTAATACTCACAGTTGGTGCGCTCGTGTAACCAGCTCCACCAGTAATCACATTAATGGTTACTGTGCCTGTCTTAAAATTAAGTAAACTAGCTACTGCCGTTGCACCACTACCGACACCATTAGCACTTGTTATGGTAACTGTTGGTGTAGTGTTATATCCTGTACCAGCGTTGGTAAGTGCAATAAATGAAACACTATTACCGCCTGTCGTTAAAAAGGATGTCGCATTAGCTTGTATGCCGTTGGCATTATTAGGTGCTGATATAACTACAGAAGGAGACACGTTATAACCAGAACCACCATTGCTAATAGCAACTATACCAATTGAACCTATTTCTACTAAATTAGTGCCATCCCATGAAAATAAACCCTTATTTGGGTCAATAATCATCATAAATTCGTTATTCCATTGCGCTACTTGCACTCCAGAACCACTAAACGTATTAGCCGATGCAATTGTTCCCGTAGACCCGTTAATCACGTTGTAATACTGTGCGCTACCATTAGCATTAAAAGAAACGACATAATCCATAACACCAATATTTATTGAATATAAATAGGTAGGACTAGCAAAAGTAACAGCCGTATTACCACTATAAACCACACTATAGTTAGGAATAATTTTTAGATTACCAAAACCAATAGGTTGGATATTCTCTAACCAATACAACTCTTTCTCATCAATTGAGGTGCGATTGGCTTTAGTGTTTAGTCCTGTAAATTGTTTAACAACTTGGTAGGACTTGCGTTGTTCTGCTGCTGCCATAATTAATATGGAGAAGAATAAACACTTGGCAAACGCCTTGTGTATACAGAATTAATAATGCTATTGATTTGTTTGAGATACTCTTGTTTAAAAATCTCAGACTCACCAAAACTTTGTTCGTAGAATTTAGCTAAATACGCTGAATAAAACGGTACGGCAGCACTATATGGATCATTAATTGAATCATTAACGGTTGGTGTAGATAAATTCAACGGATTGGGCAATACTACGCAATCTATCTCTACTTGGTAAATCTGATCTGGAACTGGTCCAATATAAATACTATTTTGACCATAAACGCTAAATGCTAAAGGTTGACCAATATAATTCTGCCAAAAACGTAATCTTGCGCTAAAGTCTGACCAAGCAAAATAATTCATGGGTAAACGTGAATTTCCCCAATATAAATTAATATTCACAATATCTAAAATAGTATTGCCTGAACTAGATGATAAAGGTGCAGTTCCCATGAGATTAGTTAAAGCCTCATAAGAAATATTTTCACAATTACCAACATACTGTAAAGTAGCTGTTCCATCAGCAAATGCTGTACTTGGTGGGTAATTACTATAATTATTAGTATTGTTGCCAGGATACGCTGGTGCAGTTGATCCTGATGTACCACCAGTTATATATTGATAAATAAAGATGTTGCTAAATACAAATGTATTAGCTGTAACTACTGTATCTGCTAACCATTGAGTAGGATAAGCAGGTGCAACAGAATTAATGGTTGCGCTAGGTGCAACTTGACATGGCACTTGAGCGACAACGATTTCTCGCAATGCGCCAGAATCTCTTACTACACGCTCACGAGCAGAATTGATGTTGTCAGTTAGTTGCTGATCCGTATAAAAATTGGCATTAGCATCATGTAACAATCTACGTACTGCGGTGAGGTAACTTGACAAAGTTGCCATTTAATTTCCATCATTTATGACGCTATTTTAAGGATGTTTCCCCGAACCTGCCTTTTAGCAGGTAGGGGTACTTTTTCCACCAACGGGGATAACGATTGGTCTTTTTTTGGAGGTTGGGTACTAATCTCCCATTG